TAGCTGTAGTTGAACGAGCAGCAATAAGTCCTGTTGTGCTTGTTCTGATATGCAAATTGCTACCACCGTCTACAGCTGCTGGAGCTGTAATAGTATACATAGGTGCTGCAGTAGTAGAAGGTGCTATATCTGCTTGATCCGGACAATAAATATAAGCAACACAAGCACCCGCATCAGAAATTCCTATATTTAATATTGCTATTACAGAAAAGTTTAGTGGAACTTTAACTGGATCAGTACGTTTAGCTGTTGTCAAGGTATTAATAAGATTAATGTCTAATGTTGGTGTAGTCCATAGTAATTCAATACCACCACCTTCAGTTTCATAAGTAGTAAATAAGACAATAGCAGCACCAACACGTTTAATCCAGCCAATTAATCGTCTGTAATCATAATTTGCCGGCATAGTAGGAGCTGTTGCAGATAGAGAAAAAAGAACATCAATAACACCAGTGTCTGAACGCCCAATAAGATGGATATAATAATCACTATTAGCTATTGAACCAGTATCAAGACCACCTTGATTTGTTCCAACAGCCCAAGCAGCATCAAGACGCTTTGTTATAGCTGTTGTAAGAATTAAATCAAATACATTAGTTGAGTCTTTTGCAGAACCTATTGCAATATCAATATCATTAGTAGGATCACCTGCACTGTTTGAATATGTAAGTCCATGTATGTGTCTGGGTGGAATAAAACTACCAGAACCGGGGATAAGTTTAAATTCAGTTCCACTATCATTCTTATAATACCAAAAACCATCTTGTTTAAAATAAAGTACTACTTTACCAGAGGCAGGTGTTGAAGGAGATTCTGCTTCTTCTGTTGAATAAATTTTACCCATTCTTGATTTCCCTTATACTATATGTAACTGGCCGACAATATCCAAACTTCCCGTGCCATTTATAAAGAAATCTTCACCAAAAATAATCTCATATCCATCTGCAATTGTTAAAGTCTCACCACTATCTACAGAATCTTTATTGACTTGAAAAGTATGGGCATTAGTATCTAAAATATCTTTTCTAGCATGAAAAGCAGGCCTTAAATGCATTATTAGTCTACCTATCCTATTACCTCAACACTTGAACCCTTAAAAGCTTCCCAAAATAAAAGAGCACGAGCAAAGTAACGTGCTGATTCTGTTGTTTCACCAATATCTTCTAAAATTCGTGATCTTGCAAAGTCTTCAACAGCTGTTGCCATTTCATCAAGAATCCAATCTGTTTCACCATCAGCAGTCATAACTATATGATATTGAAAATATCCAATCTTTAAGGATGATTGCAATCTAGAAAGCTTAAATGCAATATTATTTCCTGAACGATGCCAAACATCAAGACATTCTTGTCCATTTTGAAAAACTTTCTTAGGATCACGCCAATCAAGATTTTTAAAATAGCCAGCTGGTTTAATATAATCAATTGTTTTAAATCTAACAAATGGTGATGCTGTTATATCAAAGGATTGAACGTAATCAGATCCTGAAATTGCAAAATCAAAATCAACACGATCATGTGGAAAATTTGCAGTAGCAAAGAATGCAACAGCTGCATTAACAGCAGTCCTAATATCAGAGATCTTATCAGGACGTTTTGTTTTTGATGCAACTGTTGCAATCATTGCGCCAAATGACATAAAAATCCTAATTTATGAGTTATCTAGTTTTTGTTCTTGTTGCTCCAATGTAAGATCTTTTTGATCTGGTAATGGAAGAATTTCAGGTTGTATCATACGAGCAGCTTGATAGAAATAAGGAGATACTTCTGTAACTTTTACGTGTCCTGAAAGTTTCTTAACAAAATCTCTTCTAACTGTTTCAATCTCAACTGGATTATTAGTAATGAAAAAATAATCTTTAAAATCTGCTTTACGACCTGGACCAACAAGAAAACGAAAAGAGGCAATTGATGAATGAAAATAGACAGTTTTATCATCAGAAGAAGCAATTCGTGAAGATTCAATAAGTTCAGCAGAAGAAGCAGAAGCCTCTGCCGGTTGCTTAGCTTTGGCTTCTGCTTCTAGCTTGGCTCTTGCTACTCTCTCAGAAAAGCTAAGAGTAGTTTTGCCATTTGATTCTGACATTTAGATTCTCAGATTAACCCGCAGCGCCGGCAGTAAGATCGTAAATGACAAAACAGCCATTTGGATTCATGAGTTCAACAGCAAATTCAGTAGTAAGAGAACCACCGTTTGCATCAACACCGTTTGCATTGTTTTTGCCAGTTCCACCAAATTCTTCAACTTTAGTATCTCTGCCTTCCATATATGCAAGTTTAAGAGCTGGCATATCAAGACCAACTGTAAGATCATCCATTCCAGCAATACCATTAAGAATTGGGTGCTCCATTAGAATAAGATTACCTTTATAGAATTTAAAACGTTGGAAGGAAAAGCCAAAGCCTGACTGATCTGGAAGAAGTTGAATAGTTCCATTAAGACGTGCAATTTCATTAAATACTTTCATTGCCTTAGAACCACAGAAAGCAAGTCTTGTCTTAGCATCTCCCATATTGTGTGAAAATCTCCAAGCTTCTTCTAACATATCAATGAGTTGTGTCATGTTTGTAGTTGCACCAGCAGTAAATATGTTACCAGGAGCATATTGAGTAGTTGCATCAATAATACCTTGTGTAGCATGCAAGGGTTGAGCACCGGAGGTATCCATTTTAGCTTGTCCAAATAGAATTGCTGCTTCAATATCAACACTGTGTAGAGTTGAGCAGTCAAGACGACTTTCAGAGATATTGGTAAAACCAAGTTCTATTGCAGAAGCACGAGCTGTATCAGTAAGTGCCCAAGCATCACGGAAAATCTGTGTAAAGGTTGGAATATGAATAATCGTCATACCACGAGCAGTTGGACGTGAAGAACCTTCAGCATAAGCTGACCCTACTACAACAAGAACTTGATTATCAAAGATTGCAACAGGAGCAACACGACCAAAGGCACGAGTAACAGTAATTTGTGTGGCTGAATCAACAGTAAGAACACGAAGATTTTCTCTAGTTGTAGGATTGTAAAGAACCATATTTGGAAGAATTCCAGCTGTTGAATCAACAACTAAAACTGTATCAACAGGAGAATAGCCAGTTGGTGAACCAGCAGCTTGATTGATTTGAACACTTCCAAAGACAAGAGTTTTTGTAAAGTAACCGTGTGTTGAACTGATAGCTTTGCTTTTGCCAGTTTGTGAGGTAAGACCAAAGATAGGAAAAGAACCATCAGGATAAAGACGAAGCATTGTTGCAGCAAAAGAGCGTTTGTTAAGTTGAGCTGGATTTACTGTGGTATTGAAAACTGACGTATAGAACGCCATTTAAAACTTACTCCTTTCCTTTAGATTATGCAGCTTTTTGTTGTTGCTGTCCTTGTTGTTGTTGATCTTCTGAAGGTTGTAAGTAAGCAGACCAATCATCAATAACTACTTCATCTTTCCCACGTTTTTGTTGTTCAAGTCCAGTCAACTGCTGGAAAGCTTTGGGATTAATGGCTTTCGCCATTTCAGTGAAGTATTCCTGTGTCAGTGTTGCAACTTCATCATCTGTTGCGTCAGGAAATTTGGCAGCGATCTTCTCAGAGATCATTGACATATGTTCCCTAACAACAGGATTATCTGACACATCTGGCCCACTTACTGCTTTTGATTTTGCAAGGTAATTACGTAGTGCTGTAGGGAGACCTTGCTGCTCATGTTTAACACGTGCTTCAACAAAGTGACCAGTAAGGCCGGTCGCATGTTCTAATGCACGTGAGTAAGCTTGTCTGCCGGCAAAGTTAATTGCAGCTAGGATAGTCTTTCCGTCAATGGCATCACCTGATTGGAGTTTCTGCACTATTTCATCAGGTAAACCTGCCGTAAAGTCCATCTTTCCTGCTGCTTCCTTTACTTTGTCAGCGGCCAATAAGAATTTAGGAGGTTCATTCTTTCTTTGAGTTTCAGCATCAGGAGGAGAAAAGAGTCCTTCATATATAGACATTGCATCATTAGATTCTTCGCTACCATCATCTTGCTGTTGTTGTTGCTGCTGTATTTTTGGTTTTCCTGTTGCTGGATCTATTTCTTGTTGACTTCCAGACTTGATAACAGGTTTTCCACCCTTTCTTTTTTGAAAACGTGCAAAAATGCTATCAAGTATTCCTTGTTGGGGTGCTTGTGGCATTTGCTACTCCTTGTGTGGGTTGATTCTTGTGAATTTGAAGCAATGTTTCAATAACATTGATTCCACCTTTCACAAAAACCTGTTGCATTGCATACAATTCCTTATTTGCAAAGTACGTCTTAAGATCAATTTCTGTGTGATCCTTGTATAGATCGTTTTTAAGATGTTTTAGATATTTTATGACTGAGGGATTGGAAAGAGCCGTCGAAATAGCTGCCAAGTCTGCATTAGATAAAGGAATATCCTCAATTGAAAGAGTAATTTTGTCTAAAATCTCAACTGATGTTGGAATCATACTGGTTGTGTTGTTCCTGATTGATTTGTTTGTTGACCTTGAGCAGATTGAACTTGTGGCATAAATTGTTCAAGTCCACGAACACCACCAACACTTAAGAGATAAAGAAACATCTTTGGAAGCATTTGGCCCATTGTTTGTTGCAAAACTTGTGAAGATGAAAGAAGTTGAATTCCACCCATAAGAACCTCTGTTGAAGCAATCTTATCAGCAGGAAGAAGTCCATCAGCCAATTTGAAATTGTTTACAATCTTACGCATATCTTCAAGTTTCTTAGCAGTAATCTCATAAACTTCACCAGAACTCATATTTTGATAACTTCCAGATACTCCATATTGATAAATATTTAGCTTAATTTGTTCTTTGATTGGTAACATTTGCTGATATTCAAGCATAAGAGCACAATTTCTCATACGACCATAAGAGCCAGCCATTGTATCATCCCATTCCTGTCTTGATTTATTACCTTTTTGAAATTGACCACGTTGAGGTTTATTTACACCATTTAGATCATCAGCCATTTCAGACATTGCACGCATATCTTGAACAACTGTCTCAGTTCCCCTTGAATCAAATGGAATTGATTTATAAAGATCATCAATCTTCTTACCACCAAGCAGAGCATTAGCCTTATAGGGAATTTTGGCCGCTGGATAGGGGGAATTAACATCATTGGGATTTAATGCAGTAGAGTCATATATAGCACGGTCAACGACGGCTCTACGAGCTGCATTTAAACGAATTGAAAAAAGCTTTGAATTTGCTTCTTGGAATGGAATTGCATTTTCAGCAGTTGTCATTGTTTGATATGAGAAGCCATCTTCCAAAGGTTGCCCAATGAAAACAGGAAGCATATCGTAAATCGTGAAAATCCTTTTTGCATACACAAGTTTTTCATGATTTACGAAACAAAGTTTCCAAACTTGAGGAGTTCCTTTTTTAGGAACATTTACCATTTTATGTTCTTCTGGAATAATACGAGCATAAAGAGTTACATACTCATAAACATCAGACATACGAGATGCACGATCAATACCACTTTTTTGTTTTTGTTCAGTAAGATATGCCATCCAATCCATCATTTGACCATTGCGTAGAGCTTTGTTATTTATAAGCTTTGATATCTGTGGCTTTTCTGTATAGTAACCAAAAATATCAGTAGTAGGAGTAGATGTAGCACTAAGCTGTGATCCCATTGCTTGTGATGTATGATATCCATTACCAGAAGATTCATGATAAGCAAGTTTACGTTTTAATTCGATACGGGAGATAATTTCTATATGGCCAGTATACTCACCACAGTAAGGAATATCAACAGGATTAACTCGACCATCTATAATAGTATTATAAGGATCCCATGCACGTAATTTATTAATATTGTATTGAGTTGTTTCAACTTTATTCTTTGTTGGTTCAAGATAATTTGATGTAAAGTTATAAAGATCAAGAGATGACCAGTCTACTTCAATTGCTGAAAAATTATATTTGACTGCATCCTTAAAAGATAAAGCAAGTTGACGCTGATAGCGACCACGTGTTGCATGGTCATCAATAATTGCTTGGAGTTGTTCACCTTCTAATATTGTATTGGGTGTAGAAATTACAGGAAATATTGGATAACCTGATAGATAAATATCATTAAGGTAGGAGACATAAGAATCAACTTGTGAAACAACAATTGGAACAGTTATTTCATCAATATTGATACCACAGGCAACTTGACCAGCAGAAGAATCATCAACACCATCTGTTCCTGTTTCTTGTGCTGCTTTGTAGCGAGCATACGCAATATCTATAAACTCCATCTTATCACGTAATTCTTGTTGCTTTTGATGGATATCAAGTATCACACCGCAATACTTGACTAAAGATGCTTGCGCGTCTGCTGTAAGTCGGCCTACTTGTGGAGCTTGGGCCATCTTCTCAGCCTTTTCCTTATTCTGTTAAAATGGAGTATTATCTGCTACAACACCAGCTTTTTTAAGTTCAGCAGAATTCAATGAAATAGAATGAACCAATGCCCAAAGTTCCTGGTCAGCACGTATATCTTCAATGTATGCATGAGCGTCAAGAATATCATCACGATTTGTTTTCTTACCAATACGATATTGCAAGGCCTGGAAAACAAATTTGTGACGAACTTCTGGACTTAGAATGTAAGCTGTCAATGCAATAAGTTGTTGAATAAAGATACGAATACGAGAATCTTTACTCTTATTCTTTGGTGTTACTTCTTTAATAATAAAGTGATCTGATAGACCAGCACGTTTAAGTTCTTCAGTGAACCAAAAACACAAGGTTTGTTGATATGCTACAGATTCAACAAAAATGATACGAATATTATAAATAAGACAAAGTTCAACTGTTTTCTCAATAATTTCTTTTGGATTAAGAATACCAGAAATCATTCCACGTATATAAGGAACTGCATTCATTACATGAACTGCAAGACAAACATTATCATCTGATGCTTTATGAAAGCCAGCTGGATCAACAATACAGAAACCAGCATCAGGATTAAGTTCTTCTTCTTTAAGAGGACATGTAGGAAGAATTCCTTTTGGAAGAAGAGAAATACGTTCAAGAATTGGATCATTCATCATTTCAGCAAACCAGATATAAGCAAGATTTAAAGCTTCATCATGCTTGAATTCTTCATATAAGGCTTCAAGAGGCCGAAGTTCTTCCCAAAGAGATTTACCATCTGCAAGAATACAACCTGTGATAAGAGATGTCCAATATGGATTTTCTTTAAGTTTATAAAGAATACAGTTTTGAGGATACATATTGCCTATGTATGCTACAACTGCAAAGACTGGATCAACACATTTCAAAAGTGTCCCAACAAACCAGTTTAGTAAATGAGTTGCCTCTGTATCAGATTCTGCATTCTCTTTTGTTTGCATATCATCACATAGAACAAAGTCTGGACGTTCATGAACTATATTAAGACCACGAACGGAAGTTCCTGAACCAATAGCAGCAATAATCACTGTGTGCCGGCGATAGAGACATTTTTTAAGTTTGGCATTATCTATTGCAAGACCACCAGACCAATTGCCATAGATTGCAACCATATTAGGAGCAGATAACATTTCAGAAACGTCAGCCAAGAAGTTCTCAGCATGTGGTTCAGTAGCACATACAATAAGAATAAAGTTGATAAAGTCATATACAATAAGCCATGTAACAAGAAGTTTTAGAAATGTAGTCTTTGCAAAACCGCGTGGAAGGCCTAGAGCAAACCTTAGAACTCTTTTTACCTGTCTTTCATCTTTATCTCTTATTGCCTTAATAAGAAGCATCCATATTGCAATGTATTCAAAAGGCCATTTAAATGTACAAACTGTAGGAAGACAAAGAGTTGAAAAGTATTGAAACGAATTAAAACCCTCATCAAAAGCTTCTTTGCTATTGACTTTAGTTTGTGTAAGACGAGAATGAGGACTACTTATTAGTGGTGTTGGTTGATCCATTTAGCGAATTAAACAAAGCAGTTTTTCCATGTTGACGTGGAAAAGAAATAAAAATACGAGACAAAGCATACACAAGCTTATTAGCTTGCTGTTGCTGTGGCTGGGTAAGTTGCAACATCAAATTTTCTTGGTTCTTTTGCATTTTTAATTTCCTTAACTTCTTTCCTCTTATCCTCTAGTTTTCCAAATAAGTCTTTGACTCCATCAATAGGCATTGAAGCCATATTACGATCACCTATTGCAACAATTTCAGCATTACCATTCATTAAGACTTTTTCACTTCCTACACCTTGAGGAAGCATAAGAGTAACAACATTATTATTAATGATTGAGGGTTGTCCAAGGCCGGCTGGATTGCGATACATGATACGATTTTTTGCAATGACTTCCAAAGCACGGCAAAGAGCAGGAAGTTCAGCAAATTCAGATTTAGCCTCTGTTTCAATTTTATTAAGTAAAGCTTCTTCAGTTTTTGCATACTTGGCTTCAATACGAGTTCCACGCAGTTCCAAGCCACGAGCTTTTACCAATTCCCTAAATTCTTGATTCTTTAAGAGTTCTTGTATTTTTTCTATTGATACGCCACAAAGCTTTGCCACCTCGGAGGCAGATTCGCCAGCCGCTAAGAACTCACAAATTGTATTCTCTACGTTCTCCAAGATTTCTGTCACACAAACCCTCCAAATTGTTGTTACATAAGAATCCTACTTCACAAAGCATCTTATCATACTAAGGCACCTAGAATCTATCAAAATCCCGCAATTGTTGCTTCTATGTTTTATGTTATTAACAAAATTTAATAAGAATCCAATATTTCCTTAATTTTTGGGAAAAATGGTGAATTTTTTTGACAGTTAGTAGGTTGAAGCAGCAAGCGGCCAGATCAAAAAAAAGCCACCCGGAGGTGGCCTTAAGTCTTTGATTGCTTTGCCTTGTCTGATTCTTACTTTGTGAAATCCAAGCTTGCCTTGAATGATTGGTGACATGGCCGCCGGTAGCGATACCCTTGCACCTTAGCAATCTGGGTTAGCCTGATTGCTGTGCGTATGCTCATGCCACAGCTTGCCATCATCTTGCCAGCCATGTAATGACCATATCTTAGGACAGCTACGATTGCACCAGCAAACAACGGCCCATGCCTTGTTGATCGCATTACCTCTTGACCTTGCTTAGTGTTGCTCAGGTTGTAAAACTTGTTTCTTGTTACGCTTGCATCGCACATTGAAATTTCCTTTCAGAGTTTGCCCATCATTGAGAACCTACTTTTGATTCAAACAGCGCACTAAGCTTGTGACCTAATGCGCTGCAAGTATCAACTTGCCAATGTTGTGCTACGACAAGTCAAGTTCTTCAGACTCCACCGCTGCGTTAAGCGATTCGTTCAGTTCCGCAAGCTTCGGGGCAAACCGTGCTTGTTTCTCTGCGGTAAGACCCTTGCCCCATTCCTCGCAATGCATCCCCAGTGCTTCAACATACTTCGGGGATGCACTTCCCAACACGCGAGCACTGTTATAGAAAAGCTCGCCAAGCGCAGCAATAACGTTTGCTTTCTTGTTTTTCCCTTGAAGGAAAGCCTCAAAATCCGCTTTTGCTTCCCTGCGAATCTTGAGTGCTTCGCCACTACGGGCGCTTTCTGCTGTCAAGGTTTCAAAGTCAACGGGCAACTGCTTGCCGGCATCAGGACTGAGAACAGCTTGTAAATCTTCCTTTGCTGGCTTTGCCTTGATTGTGCCGCTGAAATAATTCCTGACCTTTGCAGCCACGCTTGCAGCGATTGCTTGTTGCAGGTAGTCGTGCTTGTCGTCAGCATAGACAGGGATACCGTCGTCTTTTCCTACCATCAGTTCCCCCGTTTTCTCATCCTTCGCTTGGACTGCCGTGATTCCGAAATCCGCAAGTGAAGGATACGGAACCATTGCGTAACCGACAACGATACGTTCTTTTTCCGGCTTGCCCTTTTTGTCGAGCTTGCCAGTCGGGACTGTCTTGCTCAATTCCAATCGCATTTTGTTTCCAAATGCACTCATGGTAATTTACTCCAAGTGATCGAACACAATTTTATGGGCTTGTGTTCTTTGCCCACGTTTTCGTGGAAATGGACGTACCATCGTCCCTGCATGTTGCTAGCTGTCTCTTGCACTGCAGTCTGTCCTAAGACCCTGCTTGTATGCAATGTGATGACTATCCACCACGAAAACATAATCACTATACTTACTTGCATCGAGAGAGT